TAATTTTATTATTAGTAATATAAATATAAAAAAAAAAAATAAAATATTAAAAATAAATAGTTAGTTATCATTATCACTTTTTTACTGAGGTTTAGATTACATTCCATTTTTTGACTACCAAAAAAAAGTGTGATTTAAATGTTATATATTTTTTTTACTTTATTTTATATAGACTTTAAAATCATGTTTTAAAATGGTAGTCAAAAAATGGATTTCTAATTTATTATATCAGTTTTTTATTAAATTTATTTAAATAGTCTTTTAAACTATCTTCTATAGTTGGTTTATTCCATAAAATATAACGTGATAATGATCCGGGTGAAATAGGATTTTCGAAATCTTCTCTTTTATCATGTCTTTTTATATATCTTTCTTTTCTTTTTTCATCTTTATGGATTGTAAAATCTTCATATCCAGAAGCTCCAAATTTCACGGTTTTTTCACGATTGGTTTCTGTATTTAAAAAGATAGCTTCATACTTATGTTTACCATCTGTTGCTTTTTTTAATTTTAAAAATTTATACATTTTTTATTTATTAATAAGAAAAGTTAAAAAATAAATCACAACCTAAGAATCTTTAGGGGTTGTTAAGGTTTCTAAAAGTTGTAACGCCATGAGATGGGTTTTACTATGGGGGTGATAAGATTTATTAAGTCCGTTATATTTTTTAAAGCAAATATTACAAGTTATTATTTCACTAGCATGTTTTTCATAATAGCGTTTATTATATTCTTGAATTTTTTCTTTAGAATATGAATATTTCTTTTTTTCTTTTTGAATTTCTTCAGACATAAATTTTATTTGTTTATTTTATTATAACAAAATAATTTTTATAGAAATAAATAAATAAATAAATTTAATGATTTAATGGAATTTTAATTTTAATTGAAACAATCTAATTTTTTCACCTAAATCATGAGTTTGTTGATTTTCTAAATGTTTTAATATATCATTTAAAAGAAATATTATTGTTGTTTGTTGTAATTTGATTTTTTTAATTTCGTTTTCTAAATCCATTTTACTTTTAATTTATTAAAAGAAAAATTATTTATTATATTTTTTTTTATAACAATTATAACAATATTTATATTTACTATCTTTTATTATCATGTTTTTGTTATTTTAATTTTTATTAAAGAAATTATTTATTAAAAAATGGAAATAATATAAAATTAGATATAAAAGCATTACCCTACACTATGCTATACACTCTTTTTTTCATTACCTTACACTCTTTTATATACTATATTATATTATATATTTATATATATATATATTATATAATAAAATAAAAAGTGTTGGGTGTGTTGGGTTTTTAAGACATTTTAGTTTTCAAAAATAAAAAAAAATAAAAATATAAAAAATAAAATTTTATATAATAGAATATAAAAATTCAAAAAACCCAAAAAACCCAACACTCGAATACAAACTCCAATTAAAAAAGTGATATTTACAGTGTTGGCGGTGTAAATGGCTAATCTTTAAATAATTTTTTCATGATATGTTCTTTAATTTCTTCTTTTGAAATGTTATTAAAAAAATAAAATGCACCTTGATTATTTCTTTTTTGAAAATCCCCAAATACTTTTTTGAATTCTTTACTAAATAAATCTTCAGTATAGATTGATTTCATTTTATTATTTTTAGCATAATCAATTGACATTTTATATAAAGTATTAACATTGAATTTAACTCCTTCAATATTATCAAATTGTTCATAAACAAATTTAATATATGCTTCAAGATTAGCCCAAATCAAGCGTTTTTTATAATCTGTAATTGGAATATTACGAGGATTAAAATCATTTAAATCTTTATTTTTAAAATAATTAAATAATTGTTTGAGACATGAAGGAGATTTTTTGAATTCGACTAATTTATTATAATATTCATCATTTTTCTTTTCTTCTGGACATTCTATAAAAACGAATCTTCTATCATTGTTAGAAACTTTAAACACGTTTTCATTATTAGTTGTAAAGGCATAATTTTTGTAATCACTTAATTGATATTTATCTTTACCTTTTAATTCAATGTTTTCTTTTTCTCTTGTAATAATATTTTTGAGTTCATTAGCTACTTCTTGAGCTCTAGCGTTAATTTCATCACCTAAAACAAATAATTTACCCATCATATCACCATTAAATCTATCAGTTAATGAATCAGTGTCTCTAAAGGTTGTAGTATATCCCTTTAGTAATTCAGCATATATATCAAATATTAAGTTTTTACCTACTCCTTCCACAATACTATATAAAACAAGAGCTGTAAGATTTTTTTGTTCTGGTTTTTGTATAATATGACATAACCAATTTTCAAAATAATTATAAGCTTTTTCGTCGTTATTACAAATATATTTAAGATGATTTAAATAAATATCGACAATTTCAGGATTATAATTATTATTATCATCATCATATATAAAACCTGTAAATAAATTAAATTCATCATCTTTTTCCTTTTTATTAGGTTCAAATGTAAATTTAGAATATTTAATTTTATATTGACATTCATCATATAATTTAGTAAAATTAAATATAAATTTATCATCTGAATCTCTAGCGACTAAATCATTAAAGGTTTCATTGAATTTTTTATAACCGTTAATCTCAGTATTGAATATTTTATATACTGTTGCATTTTCATAGAAGAAACAATGATAATTATTAAAATATCTAAATGATTTAGTCAAATGAAAATATTCTTTATAATTGTCTAATCCTAATTCTTTAATATCTTCATTAAAATATTTAGTTAATGTGTAAACATCAAATTTTTTAGTTTTATCATGTATAATTTTAGTATCATAACCATCTAATAATTCTAATTCATATTTGTCTTCTGTTAATGTATGATCATTTAAAATATTGATATAATCTTGATTCATATCTTTTATTGTAAATTTTAAATCAAAACCAAATTTATCTTTAATAATTTGAGAAAATTCATTTAATAAAGAAGGTTTATAATTCTCTTTTGGAATCATGATACCATCAGCGGCTAATACACAAACATTGTTAATAATATATTTATTTTTAATACAATACTTATATATAGTTTCTAATATACGACATTCGATTTCTTGCAAATAATATGAAACAACAGAACCGATTTGATTATAATCTTTTTCTTGTCCTTTTCTTTGTTCAACAAAATCTAAAACGTCTTTATTTTGTTCGACAATATATTTACCTATTTCTCCTAATTCTTTTTTTAATTTTTCGCAAAATTTAGTAGGTTTTAAGTCTTCTAATTGTTCTATTTTTTTATTTGAAACCCATGAATTAAATGAACCATAATATAATAAAATAATATATAACGTTTTAGCATCATCTTTTGAACATTTATAAATATTCATAACCTCATTTAATTTTTCTTGTCTATTTTGAACATATTCTTCTAATCTATCAGCATCTATATCATACATTTTACATAATTGTAATAATATAGAATGATGAGCAGATTCAATATCAATATCAATTAAATAATCTTTACATAAAGTTTGACGTATTTCACGTCTAATATTAAATAATCCTAATGCTTTTTGTGGATTAACTCTTCCATAGGGTATATATTCTTTTTCTTCTTTATTGTCTTCTTTCTTTTTTTTATTTTTAATAGATTTTTTGACTTTTTCATATTTAACTTTACACATTTTAGTTTTAGAATCGTATAATTTTCTATATGCTATAAGTTGTTGTCTTTCATTATTGTAATTCATGGTAGCAAAAGGATTATGAAAATTTAATTTCAATAAATCACTATGAATCAATTTATCTAAATAATCAATGTTAATAGGTTCATTACATTCAATAGAATCTAAAACAGATTTTTTAGGTTGGAGAGTAAATTCAAATTTAGTTGTCATTTTAGTTTATTATAAATAATTTAATATATAAATTTTTTTAAATTCTTTTTACTTATACTTTAGAAAATAAAAATTAAAAATAAACTCATTATTTTTAATAAAAAAAAATATAAAAATCAATAAAAGTATAAGTAATTTGATAATAATAACCTATCTGAAAAAATAAATTTAAAAAATTTTTTATCGGAAACTTTAAATTAATCATTTTTTATAATTCCATGTTTTTGTAAAATATTAAGAGTATTTAAATGATGACGGCTTTTCATATGATGTGATTTACTAAAATAACCATATTTTACACCGCAAACATCACATTCAAAACGAACGTCTTTAACTTTTTCAACGTATTTATCCATATATTGTTTATGTTTATTGACAGAATTGACAACCTCCATTTTTAGAATTATTTTTATTCTTTATATATATAAAAGAAAAAATTTTAAGTTCTTTTTTCTTAATTTATTTTCTTTTAATAAAATAAATAAAAAAAATTAAAATGTCAAAAAGTCAATTTCAAAAAGATTTAGAATTATCTAGAATATTCGAATTAGAATTATTAAAACATGTTAATGATGTTGATAGATTTGAACAATCCCCCAATAACTCCGTATTTTCTGATTATGATATTAAAATATTTAAAAATGACGGTTCAATAGAAACCCATGAAGTAAAATGTGATAAATATTGTAATGGTTATAATGGATATTCTACAAATAACATAGCTATTGAATATCAACAATTTAGAGAAGGAATAATGAAAAAGACGGGTATTTCTAAAAGTAAAGCTAAATATTATAGTATATTTTGTCTAAATGCTTTAGATGGTTATGAATTATTTATTATAGAACGTAAAAAATTGAAAGAAATGATAAACAACCAAGAATTTATAGCAAACAAAAAAACTTCTGATAATAGTTTTTTTGTATTATTTCAAAAAAGTAAAATTAAAAACAATTGTATCATGTATAAATCTATTTGGTAATCAAATCTTATCTTTTAAATCATGCCCTTTTTTTATTTTTAATTTATAATAAAGAAATTATTTCTTTTTATTTTTTATTTTAGCATGAGCTAATTTATTAATTTCAATAGCTGCTATAAGTTTTTGAGGTGATTTAGTGGCGTATGCATATACCATACCGGTATTCTTATTAGTCACTTTATAAGTTTCAGAATTTCTATTTTTTTTTATAATAAAAGGCATGTTATCTTTATTATATAAAAAGTTTATTTCTTTTTAATTTTATCTTTGTATTGTTTAGTTTTTTCTTTTATTTTCTCTTTATTTTGTTCATAATATTCTTTCATATATTCTTTTTTTTTTAAAGTAATATTATCTTTATTTTCTTTATAGTATTGTTTCTTTTTATCTTTATTATTTTTTTGATATTCTTTAATTTTATCTTTAATTTTATCTTTATTTTCTTCATAATATTTTTTTTTATTTAAACTAATATTATCTTTATTATTTTCTCTATATTCTTTATTTATTTCTTTAATTTTATCTTTATTTTCTTCATTATATTTTTTAAATTTTTTTTTAAAAATATCTTTATTATCTTTATAATATTCTTTTAATGTTCTTGATGGTATATTTTTATTTACACAATTATTATTTTGAATATAAAAACGTTCTCTTTTAAGTAATTCTTCTTTACTATTACAGCTAAACATTTCAACTAATGTAATTTCAACATCATCTATTCCTAATTCAAATAATTGAGAAGATGAGCAAATATTTTTATCTTTAATTTTAAATTTAGATTTATGATTTCCTTTTCTTTTATATAATTCATTAACAGTTGAACCATAATAAACTAAATCAGGGTTATGAATAGTTGTTAATTTATAAATTTTTGCTTTAGAATAATCAATAGGCATGTTAATTATATATTATTCTAAACATCTATTTATATCTTTTTTTATCTTTTTTTTTTAAAAAAACAAATTTATTTTTATATATGATAGATAAATAAATGGAAGAATATAGAAAAATAAATATATTAGAAGAAATTGAGAAATTATCTAAAGAAATACAATTACTTTTAATTGAACAAGTTAAGAGTAATAATGGATATCAAGAAAGATTAAATAAATTATATAATAAATTAGATAAATTAAATATAGAATTAAAAAGAATCATACCTATTCAATCTATTATTAATGAATAATCGATTAAAATTTAATAATAGAAAAAACTCAAAATCAAAATTCTTATAATGAACGTTTGAAAGTTCTTTATAATCGTATGTCTCAACTGTATAAAGATTTTAATAAGTTAATACCCTCCCTTACTAATCATGCCGAATAATAATTATTTTTTATTCTAAAAACTTTTTCATCATAATACTAACACATCTATATTCATTATTATTTACTAATTCACATTCAAAACCTAAAATAATTTTTAATGATAACCAGATTATATTATCTTCATAATCTTTATTGTTAACATCTATATAATCGCTATCTTGAAATATATATATAAAATTTGAATTAATATTAGGTGCTAATATATCAGCTATTATTAAATTTTTAATTTTTGTTGCTACTAAATATTGAGGACTATTAATTAATTCATTTGTTAATAATCCTTTAATTTCTTCAAAAGATGACATTTATATATTTATATTAGAAATTAAATTAATTTATATATTATATTGCCTCTAAAACAAAATTACCATAGAAATATGATTGTGTTGAAGCTACTGTTCTACCTACTGCTATACTTTCACCGGCTGTTAATATAGTGCCTATAATAGGGGAACCAACTTGTGATAAATTAGTTGAATTATAATTAACATATATAGGAACACGATTACCATTAACATCCCATTTTAAAATAAATATATTTAGTGGTGTACCAACTAAACATGAATATTGAGTTAAATACCCTATATATCCATTAGGGACTGTTATAACACCATTATAATAATCTGGAAATGTGCCACCTGCCAAAGCATTTGCTAAAACACTATTATAACTTATATATACTGTTTCACCTGAGCCTAATGTTGTATTAATACTCCATTTATTAATAGATACACAATTAACTAAAATAGAATGTGTTGTCGTAAGAGTATATGTTTGATTTTGGACTAAATCACCTGTTGAATTTACATAATCATAAGTTAAAATTATATCTCTTACAATTCCCGATGATTTTGAAGCATACCAATTTCTAGAAAATGCTTTTCCAAAACTTGCTAATGAAAAGTTAGTCGTGCAACCTACACCACCAAAAAGCATATTTGTTGAGTTAGTTGTATTTTGCCCAGATAATACATAATTAATTCTTTTTGGTGTGATATTATAAACATTCAATCCAACTCTAGAATAATCATTAGTAGTAGTAGGATTTTTAACATATGTATCCATGGCATAAAAATTTGTTGTAGTTCCAGCTTGAGAGGTTGCAGTATTCTGAACAAATAAATTATTAATTAAATCTTTATTATAATTTACATTTCCCGTCATGATAACATTTTGAGTTGTTGATAATGTAGATGATGATGAATTAGTTGATATAGGACTATTTGAAGAATCAAGTAATTCAACCCCATTGTTTGCTTGATCAATTTTAATTGTATTTGCACCTGTAGAAATTCCAACATATGGAGTTCCTGTAATTCCAACATATGGAGTTCCTGTAATTCCAACTTGTAAATAACCACTTGAATCAGTTTTTAATACCTTTAAATCTGTCCCGTTACTACTACCTCCAACAATAGCAGGTTTTCCAGGAGTGTTTATTATAAAATTATTCAATCCAACTTTTGAAATACTCTCATAAGTTTGCTGAGTATCTCCAATAGGTTCATTCTCAAAAGTTCCATATAAAACACTTTTAATGGCTCCAACGCATGAAGTAGGAGCATTTAAACATAAAAATGACCCACCAGCACTATCTTTTATATTTAAAGTTGTTGAACTAGTTTTAAGATTAACATCTAAAGCATTATTAGTCATAGTTCCCGGATTACCTAAAGCATCATATAATGATACTCTTAAATTAGGGATAGAAGATGAAACAGCCGCTAAAGTAGCACCAGCGCTATCTGTAATTTTTACTTTATCCAATGATATGCTACCGCTAGCTATATTTACATTAAGATTTCCCGAAGCATCAGCACCGACATTTATCATGTCACCAGTAGAATTTTTGGCATATAAAACCGAATCAGTAACTAAACCATATTTATTTTTTAAATTAGCTGTTCCTGAATTAGATATGATATCGACATAATTAGTACCATCATTTGACAAATTAGTTTGTAATGAATTAGCTTCATTATATGTTAAATATAAATTATTATATGCAGCAGCTAATCCTACAATTTCATTTCTTGAATTAATTTCATTATCAAAATAATAATTTAATAAATGACCCGTTTTACTATATAAACCACCTTCGACAATATTAACCGAAAAAGTAACTCCACCAACCAAATCAGTAAATACTAATTCAATACTTCTTATTATTTCAGTATTTTGTTGACTACCTTGTGAATTAACTAGATTATATTCATATTGAATTCTAGGGACTTCCGGATCATTAAGTTTTAATCTAGCTAATAAACCGTGATATATCATGTAACTCTGACCCGTAGCTATATAAGGACTTCCAACAAGAGTATAATTCCATTTTGATTTATAATTTCCAGGGCTATAATCTCCGCTTCCTGTAGCTTTTGAATAAACGTTCATCTGTATATTAGACTGTGATGAAGGATTCCAATTTTGAAGAATAATGTAAAATACATCTAAATCTTTAAATTGAATATCACTTTGATTGGCAAATGAATAAGTGCTAAAATCCCCGTTATTATACCAACATAAAGAGCCATATGATGGATTTGATGAAATTACATTTTTATATAACCATCCATTTGTGCTATTACTAATAGCTGTTAATATGCTAAGCATTCCATGAGTATAAAATAAATAGTTTGTTAAACTTAATACTGTTAAATTAGGTATAAGATTCACCCCTAAATATATGTTTTCATGTTGAGCTGTTACTACATTTGATGTAACAAAACCGTTAACATCTACGAATAAAGCATTAGTAGTTCCATCATATCCGCTTCCATATGTTAAGGTTTTTAAATTTCCATTATCAAAAGATAGCTTACTCAAAGGGCCAGTAATACCTGAGGGTATAGAAACAACATCCACCATTAATTGCCCGTTTTCATCACATTGTAAATCATGTAAAATCGCAGTTGCTCCTACATATTCTTTAGCTTGAATTATAAAACTAGTATTATCTATAGAACCATTTATGTGAGTTTCTAAATGAGCATTTGGATCACATAATAAACTAGTAACTACTGAGTTATCACTACGTTGAGCATAAATCGGAAACTCAGTAGGAAATCCGGTTGCTTCAACGGTTCCGCTGACTTCAACTACTCCAGTTATTCCAACATTTCCACTTATTTGTTGAATATCTGGATAAAAATCGCCTGTTACTGATACCTCATTATCAATATTAACATGACTAATTCCTTCAGGGAAGTTATTAACAGTGATACCTGAATTCCATTCTAAAATACTTATTGAACCAGTAATTCCTACAACATTATCAATATTAACATGACTAATTCCTTCAGGGAAGTTATTAACAGTAATACCTGAATTCCATTCTAAAATACTTATTGAACCAGTAACTCCAACAACATTATCAATATTAACATGACTAATTCCTTCAGGGAAGTTATTAACAGTAATACCTGAATTCCATTCTAAAATACTTATTGAACCAGTAACTCCGACAACATTATCAATATTAACATGACTAATTCCAGCGGGGAAATTATTAACAGTAATACCTGAATTCCATTCTAAAATATGAACTGAACCAGTTATTCCATTATTTAAAGTTGTTAATTGTGATTGTATACCTGTAATACCTGCTAATATACTCAAGCTATTTGTTTCATCAACATGTCCAGTAATACTTAATATTTCATTTGAAATAAATAGACTTGTGAGTCCTGTATTTACATATAATTTTTTATTAGCATCAACGGTTATTTCATTACCATTAGAAGCTTGAATTCTCGTTCCTGTAATAAGTGAATCAAGCTTGCTATTAGTGCTAGCTACTGTTGTGTTTAAAGCAAAACCACTTATCTGGTTAGATACTGATACAGAACCAGACACTGATAAACTCGAATTCATAATTTCAGTCTGTAAATAACCGCTTGAATTTGCTAAAATATCACCGCCACTAGAATCATGTATATTAATATCTGATATGGTTATTGGTGGAATTACAATTGCCGGCATGCTTGTTATTTTACACTGAAGCGCGCTTACTCCTGAATCTGTTGTTAATGTCTGTTCTAATCTGGGAATACTTACTTTATCATCTGTAGTTAATTGTCTAATGTTTAACCCGCTTCCTCCTGCGAATACTGTAATTGTATCGTAAGTAGCATTTAAAATAGCTTCAGCTACCTCTAAATTTAATTTACAAAAAAGATTGAAAACTGATTGGTTTTCTGATCCGTTTATATAACGAATTTTGAAATATTTTCCTTTAACGGATACTTCAATAGAGTGACTTCCAGGGTTAGAAGTAAAATCGTAAATATCGCCATAGTTTGAATAACTGAAACCATCAATAGAATGAAAAAATGAAAGAACCCCTCCGACATTTGAATTGAAGCTACATGTCACTGATATATATTCTTTATCAACTGCGACGGGTTCTCCTATAAATTCTTGATTTGCTAACAATAAAGTTGATGTGCTATTAGTTGGTAAATATGCCATTTGTTAATTTTTTTTATCAATATAATAATTATATATTTATTTTATATATTTATAATATTAAAATTAAATATTATAGTACAATAAATATTAAATCAAAAAAATGAAATTACTAAAATTACAATCAGAAGAAGTAGCTTTATCAGAGGCTGTCTTTACTAATAATATTTACAGTGGAGGATATACATTACCAGCAAATGCTCAAATTGCCCTCAAGAACATTAGTATGGATTTTGATAATCCTGTTTATTTAATATCTTCTACCGGAGATTATAAAAATAATGATTTTGTTTTTCAAACATCTAATTCTTCAATTCATAATATAGAGTTAGATGCTGGAGAATATACATTAAGGGATTTAATGATTGAAATTAAAACTAAAATGAATAATAAATTAAACCCTAATGTTACTACTGAGAAAGGGTTTGAATGGAGTATTGGTAAAGAATTAGATTCAAGAGGAAATTTAAATTTAATTTTTGCTTTTGATAGAACAGATTCTATAATATTAAATTCTGCTACTGTTCAAAATGTTGGAATTGATTATAATGCTGGTTCAGCTTATTTCTATAAAAATATTGCTGACAATGGTTCATATAATGCTCATTTATCAGGAAATACTTTTGTAACATGTGGAGGTTTTCAAGTATCGACAACTATAAAAGCTCAAAATAGTAATGACCCAGCATTATCTAATTGGATTTTTGGAATTGATGAAAACAAATCAACTTATACATTTTCCGTTAAATCAAATATTGTAAATGTAATGTGGGCATGTATCGCAAATAATGCGGGTAAATATTCATTTAAAATAGGTGGTTCAATGGTTCAAGGAACAGTATCCCCTGTTTCAATTTTGGCTAATGATGTAATAACTATTAAGAAAGACGGTTTAAATATAATTTATACAATCTTACAAGGTTCGACAACTCATACAGTTGTAGGTGACAATATAAATGACTTATTAAATTTAATTGGAGTTTCTAATCTTGGTTACATGATTCATATAGGTGATGATACAGGTAAAATAGCATTTAATACAAATGTAATGACACCGACTCCATTTTCAAAAGTTGCAAGCGGTGTTTATACATTTGTTCAGCCTGAAGATGTTCAAGATGTTTATTTAAATACTAATGTATCAGTGACATCTTCTAAAGTAGGATTATTATTTCCTAATCGTGGAACAAGAAACTTATTAGGATTTTTAAGCCCTGAATATTATAAAAATGCGTTATCAGGATCATTCAAAGGTGATGCCGGTTTAACAATTGATTTTCTTTCTAATGATTTAGAAATTGAGGTTATTGAATTAGCTACAATGAATAGCTATTCGCAAGCTTCTAAACAATTGAAAGGGATTGTTAGCGTTATCCCTATTTCAATACTTCAAAGTTCTACTATTGTTTCAGGAACAGGAGCTTATCAATTATCTTTCAGTGAAACTGCAAGCTTCGCATTTTTAAGCATAAATAATAAAGAGGTTTTACAATTACCCTCTTTGACAGTAAGAGCTACAAGTAATAATAAAATAGTTAAATTAAACGGTAATATGACAGTAACATTTTTAATTAAATCTGTAGAAGAAATGAATTAATTTTTAAAAAAATCTTATATAAAATTAAAAATGGATTTAGAAAAAATTAAAAACATGTCAAAAGATGATATTCGAAAAGAGCTTGAACGTATATCATCATCTAAAAAAACAACCGTAAAACACACTAGCAAAATAAAGGATAAAAAGAAACCTGACTATACAATCTTCGAAAAACCAAAAAGTAAAAAACCCGAAGATTATTTTAGTTTAGAATTTTTAACTGAACTAAGGGATTATATCCAAGATGTCGAAGCTAAAAAGACTTTAATAAAAATGATAAAAAATAAAATTGATTCTGATGATTCTTCTTCAACTGATTCAGATTAAAATTTAGAATATGAATTTAATGCTGTTCCTACACTATGTCCCTGAATGTATGCTAGCTTTTTAAACTTAGCTGTATCAATTAAACTACTAGTAGTTATTTTTCTCAATATAGTTGTTGATATCTTTTTTCCTATTTCATTTTCAAATATACTAATTAAAAATTTAGTTAAAACGTTACGGCTCATTTTAAGATAGTCTCTTTTAAATAAGAAATAATGTTTATAATCTCTTTCATTATATTCGTAATATTTTTTACATGCTAAATAATAATCATATATCATTTTAATTAAATCTTTATCTTCGATAGCAAAATCGATAACACCCTCTTTTTTAGTTTTAAAATTATTAAGTATAATCTTACATGTATTATTCTTAGGATTAATAACCATATAATTGACATCTTTATCTTCTTTAATATTATCAAATTCACTATTAGAATATATCTGCATGTCTGACATATCATTACGCATAGGATAAGAACAATAAATTTTAACACATAAATATTTCATCATCTTTTCAATAGATTTAAAAGTATCCATGTCTTTAGGTAAGTCATCCCGCATTCTAGATAGCATAACCATTAATTCATCCATGCTAACAACTTTTTCTTTTTCCTTTTCATTCCATTCCATAGAACTGGATTTAGCTCTACCCTTACCGGCTAACATAAAAATCTTATCATTATAATCTATGATAACATCATTATCATAACCCATGGATTGAAGATATAAATATACAGCTACGATTTTGTTTTGCTGTGTATATATAGATTGATGTTCTAAAACCTTCATAACATCTTTTATATTTTTAAATATAGATGGTTTAATATCTTCGGGTTTAACTCCTAATAGTTTCGCGACTGACATAACATTTCTTGTATATAAAGATATCGAGACATCCGTCGCATTCTTATTGAACTCTCTTATTTTATTAAAAATTATTTTTTCCATTTTAATTTTATAAAAGAAAAAAAACAAAAAACATGTCAATTTATTTTTTAATAAAAATATTAGAAAAGAAATATTTTACGAAAAAAGATTTAGCCGTAAAGGGTTTTTTAAAAAGTTTATAATGAAAAATATTTTACATGAAATAAATTAAAAAGAAAATGTTGAAATCGTTAATTAGCATGTTTTAGGGTGAAGGTTAGCATGTTTATGGCATATTGGATAAGCAAAAAAAGGGGGTGGACGAAAGTTTCGGGCGCATGAAAGTTTCAGGCGGCCTATAAAATCATGAATGACGTCATTTATGATTTTATAGGGGGTTCAAAACTTTTGGGCGAGCCCCTTTGCCCTCCTAGCCTCCTTTTTTATATACAGGATTATAACTAGCTCCGTAAAGGGATTTTAAACATGAGATAATGAATTGATTTTTGAATCCGAGTAAGCCTAAAAGTTTTGAACAATCACTTTTTTATTTATCCATTATGCCATAAACATGCTAAGATAAACCTAAACATATTATTTTATTAAAAAAAATAAAATGATAAATTAAACGCTCATGGTGTCATTATGTTTTTCGTCCTGAAATCTCACTTTCTTTTTTTGCTCATGTTCAGGAGGCGGAGAATTAGGGGGAGAGTTTCCTTTAGTGCAGTCACTCTTACAACATCCTGCATTACATTTTCTTATGTGTAAAGTATTCATAAGGGATGCTAGCCCTGAAAATATCGCTATGATTAACGCCGCTCCTGAAATCGGATCAGACATATTTTTATTTTTGAGTTTAAATTAATATAAGATTATTTTTTAGTTGATGGCTGTTCATCTACAGCATGATGATTTACTATCTGAAGATACAGACTACTATTTGCTCCAATTATATAATTGGGAGGCGGTTGTTTAGTTACTGGGTTTAATATACGAATTGATATCTGAGCTAATGAAAGAGGAACTCCATGATGAGTATATATAAGGGAATCCGGGCCGAGTGTCTGAGAAAATGAATTTCCATAAAGATAATTACCTACTAAACATTTAACCATCATGATTTTATCCTCGTTTACATAGTCACTTAACCAACCGTTTATTTCTATAAGCCAATGCCCTGATACCGTTTGACTGGTTGTCGGGAAACTACTAGCAATTATACTTGTCGAGTTATCACTTTGAACAAAATTATAACCTAATGTTTGTCCATTACCAACAGCCGAAAATACAGATGATGGGAGAGTCATAGTATAAACTGGGGGATTAGTAGTCCCAGGAGTAGATATCTTAAAACATTCAACCGTGAAATTTGTTGATAAAGCTCCTAAAGGAAAAAATTGACGTGTAGTATATTGTAAATAATTATTATATTCGAAATATTTTTGATTAGATTCTTCTGGGTCTATTAAATTATTATAATAGCTAAATACATTAGGAATATCATCGACAGGAATTAAATCTTTTAATGTAAAACCTAATAAATTTAATAATTCTACTTCTTCCCCATAATCATTCGCATAATTCTCATAAATATTAACAAACATGATACCAGAATAAGCTGATAGATATGATATTATAGTATCATTAATATTAGGATAATCAAAAGGGGGGAAAGCCGGTTCGGTTGATGTTGTATAAACCCCTACGACTTGGTTACCGCCTTGAATAATAGGAGAATGAATTTCAAATGAAAATTTTTGATTACCTTGATTATCATTAAATAAAAGAGATGGTTCTGAACATCCAATAAATCCGCAATCATAGACATTTCCTCCATATGTAACACTATTATATACAAAAGAATAAACACCGATAGGTGTTGGATTATTTGTCCCTGACATACTTGTAAAAGGAACTAACATATGATTAACGCTATCATTATATACTTCTTGATAATTAACTTCTGTAGGATTTACCATAGGAACCAATTTACAAAATACTGGTTTATTCTGATTATCAATATAAAATAAAGAACCATCAAAAGGAATCTCATCATGTCCCGTTGAATATGCTAGTAAGTCTATATAATATAATTGTTTTTGTAATGTTGTTATTATTTTATCCGGATTTGTAGGAGATTGAGGAACACTAAAATTTTTAAAGATAGGATTTGAAGGATTGTCATCATTATAAAAAGGAATTACTGTCCCGCAACTCATTACATTATTATCTGGAATTAAAACATTTTGAGTTTTAGTATTAACACTTTGCATTTGTCTAGTTATCTCATCAGCTAAAGATGATTTTTCGTAAATTGATTGTTTTAAATTTAAATTGATTGTAAATTCTTCAACCACTGGTTTTCCATATACTTCACTATAATAAGGATAGTTTGGAAGAGTTTGATTTACTAACATATAAGGTAATCCATTAATACGATAATCTAATTCATATAAACCATAAACTTTAAATTCACCAGAACTATAATCGACTTTATATTGTCCTAACCCGTGAGCTATTATATAATATATAAATTGAAATTTAACAGACATATCTCTATTAATTTCGATACTATTATCATCGACTAATTTATTTTGAATAAAACACTGTTTGATAAGGATATTATCTCCTTCATTAACTGATATAGGTGTAACTAATTTATTTGTCCATTCTGCATTTGATTTTTTATCTGTTGATGTATATCTAGATAATTCAACAACTGAATTTTTTTCTATTATTAATGGTTGAGACATTTCTAATTTAAATTATAATATGAAAATTTTTTTATAAAAATTAAAGGAGTTATTTAAAGATACACTTTACCACTTTCACGACTCCAAGCGCAATGAACTTCACCAATAGCATGGAGAACCATTTGTTCACCAAGTGTTGGATATATATCTAAATCTTCGCTCTTACGTTGATATGTAACAGCTAATTCTTGAGTTACTCTTTGATTTAATTCAACGGCACCATACGAAAAGAAACCATTGAGTTGAGGAGCTCCATAACCAGTAATATTTACATCTAAATCTTTAAGAACTGGATTCTTAGAATGAACATGAGCAAGAGAGACAGCATGAGGTTGAACCTTATTAAATGCGTCAACTGTGATTGCGAGTTTTGTAGCATCGTTATTCACATTCAACATAGTAAGAAGTCCCACACCATCAAGAGCCACATTAAATGATTCATGAGACATAGGAACTGAAAGATATGATCCGAAGACACTAAAGAGGGCTTCAGCATCTGGGTTTGGTGTAGCTTGAGCAAGTGATTGAGGAACCGAAACAAAAAGCATCTTACCAATAACTTTTTTATTAAAGGCGTTAGAACGGATAATAGGGGCAGTCACTTGTGTCGAGTCTGTTGTAATAGCTGGGATTAGAAACTGATCAGGAACTAATTCAACGAATTGAATTTGTTTAGGTTGTTCAAGTGTTGAACCTTCGAGGGTTTCATATGAAAGATAAGGAGCTTCAATGTTGATTGATGTTACAGGAACAGCAGCATCAACAGGGCATAAGTATTTAGTAAAATCAGATGATGAGCTAGCCCAATCAATAATAATTTCTACTTCATCCTCAAGAACACCGATAGCATTAAGGAAACCAGAAAGAAGAGGAAGACGGATTTCAGCTTTTTGGCTATCAACTAATGAACGTTCAAGAGTTAAAAGTTTGCTTACTGGGTCATAAACAACATTGTTACCCATGCCATGAAGAACGCTCATGATACCCTTTTGGAGTTCATTGTCAGCATTGCTAGAAAGAATATAAGGAAGAACTTCAGGGCTAAAGTAATAATTGACTTCTTGTTTATTAACACGGAGTTGAAGGCGGCGAACACATGCATAGGCTCCAATGAGAGCAGCGTAATAGCATGATTGATTAGGGTTTAGCTTGATATCAAGAAGCTTAATTGATGGCGCCGAAACTTTACGACCCGCAGGGATTACCCATCTTGTTTGTTGTTGAGTATGGCTGATTGGTTTGTCATAGTGACAAACATTTTTTTCATAAGATGACATATTTATTAAATTTAATTGAATATACTTTATATATACTATAGAATAAAAAAATTAAAAAATATTAAATTATTTAATTATATTTCTTTTATTGATTTTTAATATTTAGAGTTTAACAAATCCTTTAGTGTAAAAGAAGGCTCGATAAGCAGCAGCTGGAGCAGCATTAAGAGCAAGGTTAAAACTGATACGTGTTCCCGCTGGGAGTTCTTGAGTAAATGGAGCACCTAAGCCGTAACCGGTTTTAACTGTTTGAGCAAGTTTGCCATAGCTTAAGCCATGTTTAAGAGCTCCTTCTTCACCTACATGATGAGCTAAAAGATAGTTGTAAGCCATTTCTGTTTCTTTAAATCTTAATGGGAAACGTAAAAAGTCACTTTGTCCGTTAACTTTAATTTCAAAGTAATCAACTCCTTCAGTGATGGCTTCAGTTGCGAGGTAATCATAAACGAAAGATGTTGATGTATTATCATGTCCTTGTTTTAAGAAAGTCACGAACATGGTTTCAAATGGCACAGCTGGGGAGTGTTCAAGTGTTGAAATCTTATTGAGGGCTGTTCCGATGAAAGAGTTGTTTTTAACTTCAAGAACAACTGGTTCTTTCATTGTTTCGGCATCGCAAATATAACGCACTTGAAGAGTCTTCATCGCAAATAAAAAGGTTGTAGGTGTTCCTGAACGTGAAACAATACCCGCTTTATTAGCATCTTGAAGAATGATTGAAAGCTCCATTTCTTGCACCTTTGAGCCTGGCATTGTTGAAGAGTTAAGAGCAATATCTAAATCAATACTAAAGGGCAATTCACTTTGAGCCGCATTAGCTGGAAACAAAAGGCCAGTATAGGCTGACATTTTAGCATCGGGAGCTGATCCTGTTTGATAATCATCATTTGAGTAAGTCATGATTTCGAGCATTGAGTCGCCAGTTGTTGCGCCATCATATTGAAACCATTTAGCTTCATTTGAAGCCGCTACAAAGCGGCCGTATTCATTAATGGTTTCAATGATTTGGCCATTAATTGATGATGTGATTTGACGAATAGCCCCACTCACCCCAGCATTTGCATTGAGGTAAACCTTATCAGCTTCAACAATTGGGATAGATTCACCATTGGTGTTTAATTTAAGGAGTTGAAGCATGCCATTAAGACGAATAGAACCTTTACGGCATTGTTGTCCTGGAACAACGGGGAGCTTAAAAACGACTCTGTCATTGCTTTTGAACCCTACTTGAGGCTCAATCGATGTAGGGAGTGATAATTTATAAGGAATATTTGACATTTAAATTTAAACTTGTTATTTATTATATATACTTATTATATTTATAAAAATATAAAAAATTTAAAAAATTAATTAAATATTTAAAATGATGTTTTTGATTTATATTTCTTGATGTTTTTCCATGAATAAAAACACGTTGCACGCTTCTGTCACAGTTGTTGGCACAAGTTCAAGACGGAGGTTTCTATCTTGGCCTTCTGGTTGAACATTGTCTTCACCGTTAACCATAGCACTAAATAATTTAGCTGGAAACATAATAGGCTCGATTTCAGATTGGATTTCTCTATCTCTGTTACCTCTGAGATTCTTAATTTTGTAAACTGGAGAGTTAGCACCGCATCTCATCACGTTATCTTGATGAACAGCAGATAATGGATTAGTATCCAAATAAATAGACGTTAATGGGCGCTCGTCAAGGCTATATAAATATTGAGCTATACCGTGCCGAACACTGTAAAGATTAGTATTAGATGGAGTTATAGCCCATGCATTGAATGTATTAGGGCGTGTCTTATAGTTATACATAAAGCGGTTAAGCCCTCCGACACATTGAACGTTAACAGATTCAAAGTTTTGAACTAACATCTTTTGAGCTTTAACTTTAAGGTTACGACGATAAAGAACTAAATGAGCAGATGTAACACTCCATGAGTTAGAATCGAGGTTAGTATAGAGGGGTTCAATCCAAATATTGACGGCACCTGTTGATGCTGCTAATGGAATAGAATCATCAAATTGAACAGCCGAGATTGTTGTAGATGATGTAAGGGCTTTAACTTTTGTTCTGAGTGTCAAGCCTGTTGTTATAACGTTGGCGGTTGGATCAATATTTGCTTTAATAGTATCATAATGAAGAATTACATCAGTACCGACATATAAATCTTTATTAAGAGCATATGCGGTTTTAAGGGTAACAGTATCAAGAGTTTGAGCACCTGATGCCGAAGGAAGAGCCGCACATGTCAATGGTGTTGTTGTCCCTTTAGTAATATAAATTTCAGGTTGGGAAAGAGCTTGTGAAGCTGAGATAACGCCACCGCTAAATGTAAAGTTTCCGGCTGTTGAACCGGCATCTAGAGTTACAACATTTACGGTTCTTTCATAAACACTTGGAACACTATTAACAATACCCGTTATAATAACGTTATCGCCGCTTGTAAAGTTTGTAATAATACCGAGGGCTGACGCTCTAACTGTTGACGAGTTAGGTGTAATGTCTTGAAATGATGTAAGTCCAGCGCTAGAGTATACGGTTGATTCATATATACCTGATGGAACCGCTCTCATCAGTACGGGGTATTGAGGCTCAAGTAAAAATCTAAATTCGCAATCACCCGAACCAAGAGGAACGACTGGAGATTGTCCGAGGCTACCAGGATATAAAGATTCAAGAGGAACTTTGAGGGTTGGATATTCATCAGGATAACTATTATTAAACACTGAAACTACTTCACCTTGGGGGGTTACATGGCCAGCACCTGAATAAATAGCATCAGCTGGAACTTGGTTACAACCAACTGAGTAATGGCGCATATTAGCATCTAAGACATTAACATAGTTTAAATCTTGAACAACTTCCCCGGTTTGGGTTTTAGTGAGTTTAGAGCTACGAAAGAGGCAAGATGGGGGATACATTAAACCATCATGGCCGAGAACTACACCGTAATTGGTTGTAGTATCGAGAGACATTTCAAGTTCTACATAAGACGCCTTCATATCTACTGGGCGCTCATCTGATGATGTAAAATAAAGTTGGTTGACAGTCTTTGTGACTGGCATCGCAACAAGCGAGGGAATTTTAGAAATTGACATATTATTGATTTATTTAAATACTTATTTATATATATATAATAAAATATATTATTAAAATTAAAAATTTAAATGGAGATAAATTTAAATTCTCAAATCGAGGAAAAAAAAGAAAAAAAGAAACCTAAACCAAAGATGAAAGATATTTTTCAAATACCTAATGGCATGAAAAAGGTAATTAATAAAAAAGAAACCGAATATTTAAAAAAGAAAAAGAAAGCTACTTAGCCCATAAACATGTTTCGAAATTTTTATAGAGTTTCATCTCTCTATTATCAACAAATAAAAAGCTGTAAGGTTCTTCAGTTGCTTTTTCATAATTGGCTTTAAAATCTAGAAAGTTACAACCTATTTCTTCTTCTATATTTATTATGTCTTTTTGGTTAAAGATTCTACCGATAATTAACCCGCTTACGTTCTTTCTAAATTTTACACCTATTAAATTATAAACTTGACATGTTAAGATAATTGATATCTTAAAGTGGCGACTGTAAGAAGGTAATGAATCTAGTTTCTTACTTTTCTTCAAATAATCGAGACAATCATCAAGAATTACAAGTATATGCTCCCTTTCTTCTTCATCCTTTTCTTTTTGACTTTTGATTAATTCACCTAATATAGAATCAAGATGTATTAAATCTTCTTCATCCGTGATTTTTATAATTTCTTCGTCGTCAAATACGCTTTTGAGTGTCTTATCAAAGGCTATAGTAGGGCTAATATAATAAACCTCACTAAATACATTGTCATTATACCCCATCAGACAATTTTTTAATAAATTAGCGATGATTGTGCTTTTTCCGCTTTTTGTTGGGGCTACTAAGCAAACCGTAAATGGCGGTTGAAGTAACGGGTCAGGTATTTGAGGAAATTCTTTTTTAGAACTACCCCCTTTTACTGGTAGTATTTTCAATTTATGATTTTTCTTTGTTTCCATATTTATATTATTTATATATATTATATTAAGGATTTAGTTATTTAAAAGAATTTTTTCTTTATTTTTTTCATAATATTTTTTCTTTTTATCTTTAATTTTATCTTTATTTTCTTCATAATATTGTTTTTTTTTATCTTTTATTTCATCTTTATTAAGTTCTCTATATTCCTTTCTTTGTTCTCTAATTTTATCTTTATTAAGTTCTCTATATTCCTTTCTTTGTTCTGTAATTTTATCTTTATTTAATTCAAAATATTCTTTATTATTTTTAAGAATTTTATCTTTATTGAGCTCTCTATATTCCTTTCTTTGTTCTTTTATTTTATCTTTATTTAATTCAGAATATTCTTTCATATATTCTTTGTGTTCATCTTTATTTAATTCATAATATTCTTTTTTAGTTCTAGTTGGTATTTGTTTATTAATACAATTATTATTTTCAATATAAAAACGTTCTCTTTTAAGTAATTCTTCTTTACTATTACAACTAACATTTTCAATTAATGTAATTTCTACATCATCTATACCTAATTCAAATAATTGATTTGATTTACATGATAATTTTCCATTTTTAAATTTATCTTTATGTTGTCCTTTTCGTTTATATAATGGATTTACAGTTGAACCATAATAAACTAAATCAGGGTTATGAATAGTTGTTAATTTATAAATTTTTCCTTTTGAATAATCGATAGGCATCTTATCTATATATTATTATAAACATCTCTTTATATCTTATTTTTAATTATTAAAATTATTTTTATTTTTTTATATTTAATATTTATATATAATAAACATATAAATTACTAAAATGGATGTTTTGAATTATGATAATGCCGTAAGTGCATTTAATAACTTAGAAGCCTTTCAATCAGAAAAACAACAACAATTTAAAGAATTAGTTCAACAATATAAAGAAGGAGCTGAACAGGTTGTTTTACCAGCTATAGATTTATTTAGACGTGGTAAAGAAGCATATGGTAAATTAACAAGTGCAGGAGAAAATGCCGTTACAGAAGGAGAAAGTGCCGTTAGTGGAGCTGTAGAAGGAGCTGAAGGAGCTGTTAGAGGATTAGCATCTGAAACTTTAGGAGCTTTAACATCAAGAGCCGAGGGAGCTTTATCAGGAGTAACATCTAGATTAGGAGAGTTCTCATCTAGTATTCGCGGAATTGGTAATCAATTATCGGAACGCATGAGAACTAATGCATTTGAACGTGATCCGGAAGCAGAAATAGCATCCGGTGAAGAAAACATGGGTATTTTAGATAGAGCTCAATCTTTATTTAGAGGTGGAATCTCAGAGGGTGAAAATATGGTTAGTAGTGCTATTAATGGTGTTAGAGGTGCTGTTAGTGGTGCTGTTAGTGAAGGAACAGAAGCGGCTACTAGCGCCGTTTCGGGTGCAGCTGAAGCGGCTACAGGTGCCGTCTCATCAGTTGCTGAAGGTGTAGGAACTGCGGTTGCTGAAGGTATAGGAGCCGTTGTTGCTGATGCAATCCCCGTTGTTGGTGAGATTGGCATGCTTGGACTCGGTATTTATGATTTCGTAAAATCATTTACTGAGAAACCTCCTCCCGTTCAAGCATTTGCAACACCCATCTTCGAAAAGGGGATATAAAATTATTAAACATCTCTTTATATCTTTTTTTTAACTAAAGAGAGAACCGTATTTTTTAACAAAAGCCATGGTTGGCTTAAAATATCTAGGTTTTTGGATTGTTGGAGCTGATGGAACAGAGTTCTGAATTATTTCAGATTGTTTTTCTTCTTCTTTATTTTCAACTTTTGGAATATCAATCGGTTTCGATGCTATTTTAACCTCTTCTTTTATTTCCTCTTTAGATTCATGTTTGGTTTCTGGGACTTTTTCCTCTTGGTAAGGGGGGACATCAGCTCTTTGTCGCCGTGGTGGTTCTTTTTTTTCTTCCTTTGGTTTCGCGGTTGTAATATTATATTTCGCTTTTAATTCTTCAAACTCCTTTACTTTCTCTTCTTTTTCCTTTTGTTTTATTTGTGCTTTCATATTACGGATTTCAGCGGCCTTTTCACGGCCTTTTTGTAAATTAGCAAGTGTTTTGGCTTTCTGTTCTTCTGACATTTGTTTTTTATCTTTTGTTTTACCTTTGGGTTTTGAATCGGATTCTTCATTTAAAATTTCTTGGGCGCGCTTAGCTAAAGCTTCTAAGTATTTTTTTTCACTTGACATTTTTTTTATTATTTATTTATTTTATTAAAAGAAAAAATTAAAAAAAAATAAAATATTAAAAATAAAGAGTTAGTTATCATTATCACTTTTTTATCTGAACTTTATATTACATTCCATTTTTTGACTACCAAAAAATAACATGATTTAAATGTTATATAATTTTTTTACTTTATTTTATATAGACTTTAAAATCATGTTTTAAAATGGTAGTCAAATTTTGGATTTCTAATTTTATTTTTAGTAGTTATTTTTTGGATTTTATTTTCTTTTTATAATATAAATAAAAAATATTAAATATAAAAATGTCTGAAGCTAAATATTATGATGAAGTTTGTAACAAACACTTTAGCACCCAATCTGCACTTAATAAACACTTAAAAGCTCCATCTCATATTAAACAAATGAAATTAAAAGAATATGAAAAATATGAAAATGAAGAAGACGAATCTAAAATCCCTGAACAGTTTAACATGGATAAAGTTAAATTCAAAGAATTAAATATTAAAAAGAATTATTATTGCCCTTTATGTGACTATCAAAATCCCCGTCAAACTAATTTTAGTAAACATACAAGTTCGAAATTACATTATTCTAGAGTAGATTTATATGAAGAAAACGGAGGTAGTAAACAATTAAATAAAGATTTAAATAATTTAGATGTTTTTATTGGATTATTTAAAGGAAAAGAAATAACCAAAGATGATGTTAAAAAAGAATATGAAATCGAAAAATATTTAAAAGAACCTACTAAAGAGGAAAAAGATGTTAAAGAACAACAAGAACATGAAAAAAAAATAAAAGAAAAAGAAGATTCTATTACTTCACAAGAAAAATATATTAAAAAATTAGAAAAAATGAAAGAATTAATGATTGAAGAATTACAAGGTGGTAGAGCTAACACCTTTCAAACTAAAAGAATAGAACCAGCTAAAAAGGTTCTTAATAAATTTAAATTAGAATTAAAACAATTAAAAAAAATAGATTAATTGGAAATATTACTTTTTATCTGAACTTTATATTACATTCCATTTTTTGACTACCAAAAAAAAGTGTGATTTAAATGTTATATATTTTTTTTACTTTATTTTATATAGACTTTAAAATCATGTTTTAAAATGGTAGTCAAAAAATGGATTTCTAATT